GACACTGGACCGGACGGTTGACCGCTCGGTTGAACATCTGTTGAACACTTGTTCAACACGTGTTCAACGGGGTTGTTGTTGTTTTTGATTCCTGATTCAGATACAACAATAACATGCGCCGTAGAACGCTCGTTCAACACTTGTTGAACAGGTGTTCGATTCGACCGGGCGGCGGCGGATGCCTTGCCAGCCGAACGCCTCTGCTCGATGATCTGGCTGGCTGATACGTGAACGTCGCGGAGCGTTGGCTGAATCAGCCGACCGCCCTCTTCCCTGAACGCCGCGAGGATTGACGGCTTTTCACGCGCCCACCCGTCCGCCCCGAGTCGGGACCAAATGGCCAGAATCGCATCATCATTTGGGAGGGTTCCCCCCGGCTCCTGCCTCCACGCATGGCACAACAGGAACACGTACCCGCCCGCTGCGGCCGGACTCATCAAGGCCACCTTCCCGCTCGACAGGAAGGCTTCAACGTCGAACGGGAACCATCGCGGTTTCTTGGCGGTCATTCCGTGACCCTCCGCAAAAAGCAAAGCCCCTCCGTCGCTGGGCCTGTAGGTCCACATGCCCGAGGGCGTGAGCCAACCAGAAACGGAGGGGATTTGGGATTTGAGGAAGCGGGCATAGATGAGGCACTACAGGCTGGGGGAATCATAGCCTCGCGGGCGCACCTCCGTGAACAAAGTGGAGGGAAACAAGATGGAAAGTCCACCGCCGGATACCGGACCTCGGCGGGGACTGGGGATGTCAGATGTCGTCTTTACTCGCCACGCTGTCGATGTCCGCCCAGCGAAGCACCGCCACGCCTGCGGCCACCGACAGGATGCACACGATGTAGGGCCAAAGGTCTGTCATGCTGCCACCTCCTGATTCAGCACGTACCGCCGCGCCGTGTGCCCCTTGGCGGGCTTGAAAGCGTGCCCGGCGGCAACAACAAACTCGCCGCGCTTCAGCATCAACTCGAACGCGGATTGCACGGCGTACCACTTCGCGGGGGCAAGTTCCTTGTGGAGTTCGGCCAGCGAGCGCGGCTTCCCGTCCTGCATGATGGAGTAGATGCGCTCTCTGGTTGTTGTGGTCATGCGAAAATCTCCCCCTGCTGCTCGGGCTTCTGTGGCTCAAAGAGCGCGAACGCCTGCTCGGCCTCTTGGATGCGACGGGCCGCGATCTCGCAGTAGCATTCTTCCAGTTCAACGACGATGGCCCGCCTGCCCGTCTGGATCGCCGCGACCGCCGTAGTGCCGGAACCGCCGAACGGGTCACAGATCAAATCGTCGGGTAACGTGTGGGCTTCGATGAACCGCCGCACCAGTGAGACGGGTTTCTCGTTCGGGTGTTGCCGCTGGTTCACGGGCATGTCGCGGACGATGTTTGATATGGCGGGGTGGTCCTCGTTCCACGCCAACCGTCCGCCCTTTCGGTGGGACACGATGACAAACTCGTAGTCGCGGCGGAACCGCCACCCCATGCCCGGACCCCGCGCCGTCTTATCCCAAACGATGGCCTGAAAGAACGCGAGCCGCTGGTCGATTTCCATCGACATGCGGGCGAATGTGACGGTGGGACCGCCGCCGCCCATGCAGCAGCAGCAGCAGCAGCAGCAGTCGGGCGAAAGAATCCGAGCCGCCTCGTCCATGAACCCGCGCATGAGCGCATCGAAGTCGGGGCCGCTGTCGTTGGCGATTGGCTCCGCCGAACGCTTCCGCGCGCCAGCCACACCGTCCCGAACGCGCGCCGCCTGCAAGTCCCCGTCCTGATTCCCGTGTCCATACGGCGGGTCGGTCCAGATCATCCGCACGCTGCCCGATGGGACGATGGGCATTACATCGAGTGCGTCCCCGCAGTACAGCGTGACTCTTTGGGACTGGTAGTAGGGTTTCAAGTGTGTGGTGGTCATGTCGGCTGCGTCCTTGCGGCAAAACAGACCGCTCAGTATGTGAATCGCCAGCCCGCACTCTCGCGCGGGGTGGCGGGGAGAGAGTCATCTCTCAGCGGCTGCCCTCGCACGATCCGCACACGCCTTCCATCCGTCCGTGTCGCATCTCGCAACCTTGATCTCTGGAGGAGCGATCACTGTCAACCTTGCTCGTTGTCCTGGTCCAATCTCTTCCAAAGTGATAACAACCTCTCCGACCATGAACACTTCCCCGACCCTTCTGGTGATTGTGAGGTTCCCTCGCTTCGCCATGCGTTCGCCTGCCATCACTCACCGCCTTTCTTGTTCTTCTTCCCGACGATCGCCGCCAACTGGGAGACGATCTTGCTGTTGTCGATCGGTTCGCGGCGTGCGCCTTTTCCGATGTTGCACCTGAAACAGAGCGTTTGCAGATTGCTCTCGTCACTGTTTCCACCTTGAGCCACGGGGATGATGTGGTCGATGTGGAGCGTTGAGCCAGTCGCGGCCATCGCGCCACACCGAACGCATTTGAACCCGTCACGTTCCAACACCATCGCCCGCAGCCTCGCCCCGATCTTGGCGCGGACAGGCTTCTCGGCCTTGGGCTTGATGACCACCGGAGCCTCCGCCGTCTCGGCTACGCGCTTCTTGCGGGCGTTGGAACCGGAGTTCTTTGACGGCTTGGCGAGTGGGGCCGAACCGTCGCACACTCGGATTTGTTGGGTGGGCAGGTCGAACATGGTGTACTCCGTAATGCGGGCGGGAATCTCTCGACTCCCTGACGGCCCGCGTTGATCCGCTCCGACAACACACGATGCGGAACGGTCAGACAAGTGGGAACGCGGGCTTGTGGTCGGCGGGCGGCTGCGCGTTTGCGTCACCCTTACTCGCGCCGGGCTTGGGCTTTGGTGCGGTCTGCTCCCGCTCTTTCTTCCGCAGCACCTCATCCACGGCGGCAAACTTCGTTGAGCGAATGTCGGCGTACGTCTCCGCGTTCGCGTAGGTCAGCAGACGCTTCTCATCGACCCCGCACGCCTTGGCGCGGCGTTCGAGTTCCTTGGCCTGCTCGGGGGTGATCTGCGCCCCGTACGCCCGCGCGTCGTCGTCGTGATCGACCACGATGTTGAGGGCATCGCAGAGTGCCCCGCGACGGGCGTAGGACCGGGCCGCGCCGTCGGCTTGGGCCTCGCTTGCCTTGGGCGGGCCGCTTCCTATCCGCACGCCAAACTCATTCGTCTCAGAATGGCCCTGAGCGTGCGTGAGTTTGCACACGGCGAACAGTCGGGGGCCGTCGAATCGGATGGTGAAACTCACCGAGAACCCGTACTTGGTCAGGAACGGCTCGACGGCATCCATGATGGTCTGGTAGTTGGCGAACGTGGAACGCACGCCGCCGTCGTTGTTGGGGATCACGCTCTTGGCAATCACCTTGGGCAACTCGGCCTGCATCGCCGTCATCGCCGCCGTGAACGCCTGCTTCGCGCCCCGGTCCTCCATGCGTTCATAGAGGCCGACGAGTTCTTTCATCGCCGCGACGTTCTCGGCGGTCACGCCACCAGCGACGATGGTGTTGAGCAAGCCGCCGATCGGGTTGCCGCCGTTGTACGTCTGCAACTGCGAGGGTGCTGGCGAGTGTTGCACGATGTCTGTTTCGTTGGCCACGGGTCACTTCCTTTCAGGCAAACACATAGTCGGGATCGACAGGGGCGGGTTCGTACTTCTCGGGCGGGCCACCGTTGCGATTCTCAATCGCGGCCCACGCCTCATCGAGTCTCGTCTGAAACGCGGCCACGGCGGCGCGGATCGCATCCATCGCTGTCGCGTCCGCCTCGATGGTCAACAGCAGCGGCGGGAAGCCCCGGCAGTAGGACAGGAACCGCCAGCGCGGGAGGCCCGTGACCAGTAACGACCCGTACACCTGCGCCGCGTACTCGGGTGGCAGCACGCCTTCAAGCAAATACCCAACGTGCGTGTGTGGCTCGGGGCACTTGATTTCCAGCCCGCCATCTTCGAGCAAGCCATCGGGCGAGCATCCCATCTTCCCGTCGTCGGACAGGATGAGCCCCACCTGCTTCACCGTGACGTTCTGGTCGAGTTCGTACCACGCCCGCGCCTCTTCCTCGCGGATCGCGCCCTGCTCCATCGACCCGCCGTGGAAGGATTGCAGCGGCGCACCGCGCCACTTCTCGGCGATCTTCTTGCAGAGATACGAGGTCACGCCGTCGCCGTCGATCTTGCGGGGCTTCCACAGCGGAGTCACAAGCGCGTCGAGTTCGGACGCGGTGACGATGCCCAAGCGGGCGTTGAGCCATTCGTCGGAGCCTTGTTTGCAGTCGATGATCTTCATCGTCGTCTCCAATGCCCTCCCCCGCCTGCTCAGCGGGAAGGGGCTGCATGTGTGATTCAGTCGGCGGAGGTGTCGAAACGCTCCGGCTCCTCGATGTCGTTTCCGTGCGCGTCGATGTCATGCTCGGCGAGCAGGTCGCGGGCGGACTCGGCGGAGCAGTTGTGCTTCTTCATCATGGCCGCGATGGGCGCGTCCACGCGCTGGCCCATGATCGGGAGCGTGTCTGCGGGCGAGCCGTCTGCGCGAAAGTCCAACGCCTTCGTCTCCACCCGGCAGAGTGTCGGAACCTTCAACTCCCCGCCGTTGCCAGCCAGCAGTTCGACCGTCACCAGCGCATCGGCCATCGACATCGGCCCGTGGACCTTGTTCGACAGGTCCATCGGGTGAACAAACCACTCGTGGTCGTTGAACAGGTCGCGGACGAGCGTGTAGCCGTGATCGGTGTGGAGTCGGCGGACCAGAGCGGTTCCGGCCAACGCCGCCGCCAGCCGCGCCGTCCCAGACTCGGACGGGTCACGGCCCAACTCGCTGGCAATGTCGGCTGCGGTGCGGACGTTCTCGGGCAGATTGTTCGGTGCCATATCACGGTTCCTTTCGTGGCCAGAATCCCACCGCCCTCAACGCGCAGGGACCGTGACGAACGCGCACGCGGAAGGCGGGGGGATTGTGGCCGAAAAGGGAAGGGGTCGCGCGGTCGTCACGGTGCAAGTCTATCGACAAACGCCCCACTGTCAATGAATGTTTGCCAGAAAATCCGCGATTGTGGATAACTTGTGGGCCAATAAAAACGGCGACCGTGTGAGGGTCGCCGTCTGGGGCCATCTCCATTACAGGTGGTTCAAGGTCGGTCATTTGGGCTTGATCGCCAGCCCGAGGGCTTTCATCACTTTGTCCAGCGTTTCCACGCTTGTATCCCGCTTGCCGTTGAGGAACATTGAGAGGTTCCCCCGGTGTACTCCGGCCTCTCGGGCAAGTTGGGAGGTTGAAACTCCGGCCCGCTTCATGGCGAGCCGGATGGCAGTGCGGATGGGGAGATTCATTTAGATCACCATGCCAGACCGTCGCAGCACCGACCTCGCTTCATCCAAGACATTTTTGTGATCCCCTTGCCGAGCGTGCGTGAGATCGTCGTGGATGATGTCGAGAAGAGAGACGATCGAGGCGATGGCTTCGGGCGCGACGGACGCCAGTTGCACATTGCGAAGGCGCGGCAAGTCTGCCTTCCCCGGATGGTCAACGGTTTGGGCAAGCGGATCGAGTCCGTTCTCGTCGCACAGGATGGGCGACGACAACTCATCCCACTCGGGACATTCACGATTGAACACTACAGACCATTTCATGCGAACCTCCTTATTTGCTAGGAATAATCACGACTTCGCCGTTTTCCACCCACCAATCCCAAGACTTTCCATCTCGATCTACAGCCATGCCCATGCTTCCGTCCCCAACGCTTAGGGGCGTGATGTTGCACTTTCCAATGCGGCGGCGAATCTGGGACGGAATCGTTCGGCTCAGGTTGCCTTCCATCCATGCGTCTTTGACTTCGAGTTCGATGATTCGACGCATGTTCCGGCTCCTAGTTGGCCCCCCGACGCCCATACTGTACCATATCGGGTACAGGCGTCAAGGGACTAGAGCGATATTCTCGGATTGGCTAGGGCTGGCCACCCCTCCCCGAGCGGTGCAAATGCCGACGATCATCAAAAACCGCGGTGCTGGTGCGCTTTGAAATCAGGGGCGGGTAGCCGGGCGCGGTAGACTTGCCCTATGGCAAAGCCCGCAAAAAAGCCCGCACGTTCTACCCCGAGAACCTCCAAACCTCGTCGGACTTCTGGGGGCCATGAAACCGCCAAGGAGCGCAACCGTCAGCAAGTGCGCGGAAATTCGAGAGTTGTCCACGATCCCAACGTGTCCGCCAAGGGGTTGATCGACGCTATCGCCGCCCGGACGGAACGCCCAAACCCTCCACAATAAAGCACTTGCGCGTTCCCTGTACCCGGCATGGTACAAAAATGAACGCCAGTTCGGATTATGGAACGAAAATCGGTCGGCGACCTGCATTTTGAGTGCGGACGTGGTAGACTTCCTCATCGGAGGGTGTCCACCATGACTACGCCACTTGCCTCATTGAAAAACGACCTGCGCCGCGAGACGGAAATCGTCCAGACGATCGATGACGTGATCCACAACAACGAAGAACTCGGCCGACGCATTTTTAGGGCCTTGCAGAAGCACTTTGCGGAGGGATCGAACGAGACGTTGTTCCCAAAGCCACGAGGCCGACCTCGGGCATCGGGAGCGCGTCTTGAGCCGATTGTCAACGCATTGGATGGAAAGGGGTGGGTCACTACCCCAGCCCTGGCGAAAACCGTTGGGCTCGCCAAGACCCAGATCAAACGGGTGATGTCTGAACACCCGGAACGATTTGAGTCGAGGGTCGATCCTGACAACGCCCGCAGAAGTCAATGGAGACTACGAGAAGCCGCCTAAGCGGCCAAGCACAAGGCACTGGAGGCAAGTACAGCAGGAGGTAGAACAAGACCAACGGATTGACAACCAGTGCTGAAACGAACACGCCGCGAAAGATCGCGGCGTGCTACGGGCGGGATATCGATGAAGTCCTAGTGGGGCCGATTCGATCCTCGCCACAGTTCCGGAGAACCGCCATGACCTACCAAGGCGTTTCCGCAGAACTGGCGGCCTTCAATCACCTTCGGGGTTGCCTGATCCACGTTGATCAGTCCCGTCGGTAGCCGCTTGGTGGGCTGGCGTTTGCCGCGCCAGACCCGCCATTCCATCGGTCAATTGTACCTCCGGCTCGCATCAATGCAAGCCCACCTGCCTCACTGGGAGTCTTTCCCATGATCTTGGCGTAACCGCCTAGCCACATCCAACAGCGTGCTTCTGGCCCAACCGGCTCGGTTTTCCATTCCGGCGGCCTGTAGACCCTTGTTGATTTCCGACAGTTCGGAATCGGTTACCCGATTGTCCGCCATCGCCGGTATAGGGGTATTATCTAGCCATGCCCCAACGGGTTGGGTACAACACCGCCCGCTTCCCCCTCTGGCTGTGCCTCGGCTGGGCCTGTCTCGCGTCCGGGCTTGCGCTGTGGGGGTCATTGAAGATGCTCGACCATTACCTGACCCTGCACCAATCGGAGCGGGGTCGTTTGCTTTATCCCGCACCACGGAGGGTCGCAACTTGAAACGCCAAACGCTCCTGACGATCGGTGTGTGTGTGGTCTGGATGTACGCCGCAGGCGCAACCGTCATGCTGATCGTGAGCCTTGCGGGCTGCTCGCGGATAGAGGCGGTGGAGCGATGAAACGCCTGCTCTGTCTGCTCCCGATCGTGTTCCTGTGCGGATGTCAGGCCACGGGCCGCGCCTCGGGCGGTGACACCCAAATGGAGCGGAGCATCGAGAGGCCGACGACGCGGCACTATCGCGTGGAGGTCTTTGGCCGCGAACCGACTCCCGACGAGTGGGCGGTGCTGAACAGGCTCGGACAGCCGCAGGAGAAGAAATGAGCAACACCCTCCCCACCGTTGACGGCTCCGCGCCCGTGCCGAACGCATGGAAGAAGCGGGCCAACCACGTTTACTGGATCATCATCGCGGGTCTGTTGTGTGTGATCGTCGCGGAACTGGCGTGGTATGCAACTCATCCGACCGATCGCCCGATGTTCATGGCCCTGAACGCTCCAGCCGTCCAGCCCGCGCCGCCTCAGTCCAAGACCGTCATCGAATACACCGAGTCCATCGGCGGCAAGGACCACGTAAAGGGCAACACCCACGGCCCGGACATGAGCGTGTCCGGCGAAAAGGTGGAAGCCAAGGACATGCAGATTGCAGCCCACGACTTCACGCTCGTGGATGTCGGCACGATCAGCGGCGGAATGTTCTCGGGGTCCATCAAGGCATCCGTCAGCGGGAGCGTGTGGATTCGGATCATCTTCGCGCTGCTCGCGCTCGCGGCCTTTGCTCTGGCCTACCTCAACTTCCGCAAGAATCCGCTCGACTGGCACTTCTACGGCTCGCTCGCTCTCGGCGGAGTTCTCTGTGTTGTCGTCGCGGCGAATCCCGAACTGCTCTACGTCGGCCTCGCGGGCATTGCTATCGCGGCGGTGGTCAACTTCCTGCCCAGCATCATGGCCACAAAGACCACGGACGCGGCGCAGTGGTACGACGACTTCACCGAGTCCGATCCCGACATCAAAGCCAAATGGATCGCGTTCCGCGCCAAGATGCCCGCAGCGGCAAAGTCCGTGATCGACAACGTGATCCGAAAGAGCAACGTCTGACCATGCCCGAACCCTCGCTCATGCAAACCCCCGGCGGCTCCATTGTGGAGATTCTTCGCCGTCGCGGGAAGTTGAAGCCCACCCCTACGGAACCGCAACCAATGGCCGCAGACTCACCCAACCGCATCGGCAACCTCAACGGGCCGTGGTCGATCATGCTCCGATTGGCCCTCGCCACCTACCCGCTTGTGCTGGCGTGGGCAGTGTGGGTCACAAGCAATGTCTTTGCCGACATCGCCTTCCGATCATCGGGCGACAGATTCACGGCGGGGGACGCGGCCAAGATGCGGGCGGAGATGGTGGAACGGATCACAGACACCACAAAGCCGATGCAGATCATCGACGCGCGGCTTGTGCGGGTGGAAACCAAACTCGACACGCTCATTGAGCGGCAGCACTAAGGGGAATGGATCATGGCTATCAAGGACATCACCGGCTTCATCCGCCGATTCTCTTCGACCGAAGGGATGACCGATGCCACGTATGGATTCCCCAACGGCTCGTACAACGCGCTCACGGCGTTCCACGGCTTGACCGCTGGAGGCGGAGGCTCGGATACGTGGGCCGTTCGCTCTGGCGCAAGCGGTGGGCAGGCTGCCGCAGCATTCACCAAACTCGGCACAGCCCCGACCCCGGTGTACTACGGCGGTCCCGGCCTCGGGTGTCAGTTCTCGATGAACGCGGGGTCGGCTGCGTACTTCGTGGAGTCGAACAACTCGTACAAGGTTCCGTTTGACGGCGGCACGGTCATGCTCGCGGTGCGGATGCCGCTGGGGCTTGCCTCCGCGACGGTGTGGAACGACTACACCTCGATCAACACGACGGCCAAACTCAAAATCTTTGAGTTGGCCAATCAGGCCCAGACCAAGACACTTGGCGCGTATCTCGGTTACAACCGTGGCCTATACGGTTCCATCGACAACGCGGCCACGGCCCTCAATACGGTTCAGTGCCCGCCGGGCTGCGCCAGAGAAATCATCGTCATTCGCAGCAGTGGAACGGCGGGCCAAGGCGTGTCCATCGGCATCGTGCGGGGCGGAGCGATTCGCGGTGAAGCAACCGCCGGAACCACCACGGCGGGCGACAAGGGATACTTCAACTACCTCGGCGACGGCGTAGTCACGGGCAGGGCGGGACCGATCTTCGATGACATTGCTTTGTTCAATTCCCGTCTGTCCGATGCCGATGTTTTGACGGCGGCGGCGGAAATGCGGGCCAACATCGAGTCCACGACCTACGCCCCCACGATCCAACTCGACATCATGGGTGATTCGATCACGGGCGGGTACTACACGACAAACTGCGCGTCGTTTGCCCACATCCTGCAATCGCTCAACCCTCAGTTGTTTGTCTTTCCACAGAGTATCGCGGGCGCGGACGCTCAGGTGTGGAGCGAGGTTGCTCCGTCGTTCGTGTTTGGATCGCCCACGGGCTACAACATCGGTCGCCGCGTCGGCCTCATCTTCCTCGGCCACAACGCCATCCCAAACGGGCAGACGGCCGCCGCGTGGATCGCCTACATCAACACGCTAGCCGACTATTACCTGTCAATCACGGGCAACAAGCCGTGGGCGATGGTCCCCATCCCTTCCGGCTACTTCGCCGACCCCTCCACCAACGAAGCACTCCGCCAGCAGTACCGAACAGCCCTCAAAGCCTCCACCCACCTCGCGGGCGTGATCGACACCGACGTACTTGATCCGTCTTTGGTTCCCTTCGCCAACAGCGGGTACGCGACAGCATGGGCGGCGGGCAGCACCCACCGCCAAATCACCGTCACCGGATCGGCCACAAACCTCGCCCTGCCCGGAACATTCACGTACTCCACCAAGAACATCGGCGTGGACGCGATCCACCCCGGCCCGATGGGGCATCAGGCCATCGCCAATGTCCTCATGCGGGCGACGGCCAGCGGGTTCGCTCAGGCCATTGGGGCGGTGGCAGATACGACCAGCGCACGATCATGGAGAAGCATTCGATAGTCATTCCCGCGCCGGGAAAGAGCAACGCCGCTCATCGCACTCCCGGCGCACACCTCGCCTCCCCCTGCTTTGTGCGGGCGGAGGTTTTCAGACAGGCTCTTTGGCAGCACTCGGGATAGAAAAGACGTTTGATGCTTATGAGGGCAAACCTCGAATAGCAAACACTAACCGAGACCGTGTACGATTGTTTGTGAGATAGACCGTGGAGCAACCAGACAGCACATCCCCGGTCAATGCGCCGGGAGGGGAACCGGCCACTGTCATTGGGTCTTTGGACCTTGCGAATCGCCGGGATGTGGGGATGCTGAGGAACGCGGCGAAGCGGTGGAAACTCTCCCCCCGATTCATGGCCCGTGTGCCTGCTGCGCTAGAGGCTGCTCTGGACATGGCGGAGGATCAGGCGGACTACAAGGCGATTGCCGTCATCGCATCTACGGCGGCGACCTTAGAGGGCCAGAACCAGAAGGACGAACACGAAGCCAAGGAAAAGGCCCCGCCCGGCAACGTCAACAACGGCCCCACCCAGATCAACTATTACCTCGCCCAGCCACCGCCCCCAGACGCTCCCCCAGCGATTGTGGGGCCGTAATGCCGGACTTCCACCTCCTGCCCAAACAGATGGACTTCGTGCGGTCAACCGCGCCGGAGGTCATGTACTCGGGGGCCGTGAGAGCGGGGAAGACCTACGCCCTTTGCGCCAAGTTGTACGGCCGCGCCAACCGGCCCGGAGCAAGGGAGTTGCTTGTCCGAAAGACGATGCCCGCGCTGAAGGCGACGACGCTGCAAACGCTGCTCCACGGGGACGGCCAGACGCCGCCCGTGATTCCGCCCGGAACATACACCCACAACAAGACCGACCACGTTATCAAGTTCCACAACGGCGGGGAGATTGTGTACCTGTCGCTCGTCAACGACGGGGACGGGGGCACGCAGCAGCGGATCGGCTCCTACTCGGCCACGGGCGTAGCGGGCGACGAGGCCACCGAGTACGACCATCAGGACTACCGGATGCTGCTCTCCCGCGCGTCGGTCAAACTCAATGGGCTGGTGAATCAGTGCTATTGGGCGTGCAATCCGGGCAGCCCGTCGCACTTTCTCGCGGATCGGTTCGCCCCGCCCGGCTCCGGCAAGTCCAAGCCGATGCCGGGGTGTGTGTGCATCTCCACGTTCACGGCTGAAAACTTCTTCCTGTCGGCCGAATACAAGGCCATGCTCGACCGGGACAAGGGCACGCTCTGGTATCGCCGGTTCGTGGAGGGGTTGTGGGTGGGTGCGGAGGGGCTTGTCTATGACCGATGGGACCGCCAGATTCACGTTCAAACTCGCCCTGACAAGTTCGCTCGATACCTCATCGGCGTGGACGACGGCTACACAAACCCTTTCTGCGCTCTGCTCGCCGGAGTGGATGGGGACGGCCGGGTGCATGTCCTTCGGGAGTTTTACCGATCCGGCCTGCTTGTCGGTGCGCGGGTACAGGCGATTCAGGAAGTGCAAGGCGGGGAACGGGTCGAGGCCGTCATGGTCGATCCGTCCAGCCCCGACCTCATCGCCGAGGTGAAGTCTCGTGGTCTTCCGGTCATGGCCGCAAACAACGATGTGATACCGGGAATCAACGCGGTTCACGAGCGGCTGGGCAACGCGGGCGACGGTCGGCCCCGCCTGACCGTGGACCCATCCTGTGAGAACCTAATACGCGAGATGGAAACCTACCAGTGGAAGCCCAACAGGCCAAAGGACGAGCCGGTGAAGGCCCACGATCATGCGGCGGACGCTGCACGTTACTTGATTGCCCGCCTTGATCTGTCGGCCCCGTTCTTCGCCGAAGCCAGTGGGTACGCGCCAGAGGTTCAGCCCGTAGACGATCGACTCGCCAACCGCTCCCCGCTCCACACCATCGCGGCGGCGCGTGAGGCGGACCCCGATTGGGGATTTGATTCCTGACAGACGGCTATACTTGCACGCGATGAGCGGCTGTGGAGAGCCGCGTGTTGATCCTCAGCGAGATTCCCGAAGCCGAGGCTAGGGCCGCACTCGACAAGATTGGAGACGCAGCCCTTGATCCCCGCAACGCGGGCACCGAGGTTACTGTCACGTTGGCCAACGGCGCGGGGATGATCGTTCGATACGTGCTGTGTTCGCAGAACCACCCGGAGGTGCGTTCGCCACGTTGCCGCATGGAGGTTGTGGGGCGGATCATCAGGAGCCGCCGGGGGTGGCACGGGCGATTGGGGGGCAAGTAGATGGGCGTCTTCTTCGACAACGACATCCCGCGCGATTGGCTGGCCATTGAGGGAAAGACGCAGCACACAGACGAAAAGTACATGGACGCCACGGTGTCCGTGGGCGAGATGAATCAGGGACGGTGGCGAGGTCGAAACGGCGACTATGCGCTGGTGGCACGGGCAACACAACTCGTCCTCACCTACTCCACCATGAACAGCACGGCGGCATCCGGCGTTCCCATGCGGCTCATGGCCCCGGAAGGATCACGGTTTGCCAAGAAGCACTACCGCCGCCGCGTGAAATCCCGCAAGATGAACGCCTATCTCCGCAATCCCATGAAGGGGTACGGGCCGGGGATCAAGTCGGCGGTGTGGGCTGATCAGGCGGGTAACCTTGTGGAGATTGTGAACCATCCCGCCCTCGACATCATGCGGAACCCGAACCCGCTCATGCGTGGGACAACGTGGGCGTTTCACTGTTTCATGCAATGGCAACTCACGGGCCGTCGCTACACGCACATTGTGGTCGGCCCCAAGGGCACGCCCAAAGAGATGTGGCCGATGCTCTGCCAGTTCACGAAAATCATCCCTTCGCGTGAGGGGTTGATTGGCGGCTACGTCTACGGGCGAGACGGGGCGATTGAGGATGTGTTTGAGCCGGATGAGGTGTACTACCACCGGCTCCGCCCGTCGCCATTCAACCCCTACGACGCGATTGGACCGCTGCACAGTGTCACTCAGGAATCGGACATCTACTCGGCGTCCACGGTGTCGGAACTGGCCTCGTGGGAGAATCAGGGCCGTCCCGATTGGGTGCTTCCGATCGACCCTGCGACGACCGAAGACCAGATGAAACAACTTCGGGCCGCGATCGACAAGATGCACAAGGGGCCTCGCAACCGGGGCAAGATGCTGCTAGCCACGCTGGGCAAGGAACCCAAGGCTCTCCAGTTCACGCCGAAGGAAATGGAGTACATCCTTGGCAAAGCGGACATCCGCTCGGTCATGCGTACGGCCTACGGAATCCCCGAAGCGATGGATGAGGGGAACGACGCGAACCTGACGAGCGCGGGCGCGGCAGAGGTGCAGCACGGGAGGTACACAATCCTTCCGCTCATCAATCAGGACGCGGAGGAGTGGTCGGAAACTCTGCTCTATCAGGGATACGGCATTGATCCAAGTGAGGCCCGGTTTGTGTACGACGATCCCGTCCCCGAGAACCGGGAGCAGTTGCGGGAGGATGCCAAGACGTTCGTACCGCTGGGCATCTGGAACGCCAACGAAGTGCGGGCCAAACTCGGTGACGATCCCCGCGAAGGTGGGGACGACTACGCCCCGTCTACTCAGGAGCAGTCTGCCGCGAAAGCCAAGGCGGATGAGGCGAACGCGAAAGAGAACCCTCAGCCCGGCGATGGACCCGACAAGAGCGGGAAGGCGATGGAACCCCACACCTGCTCCTGCCACAACACGGGCAAGCATGTGGCCGAGGCGGAGGGCAAGGCGTTGTCGGTATCGGTGACGGCCGCGCAACCGGAGCCTCCGCAGTCTGCTGTGGAGTCATTGCAGGACGCGGTACGGGGATGGCTGGAACGGCTTGCGAAGTTGCTGGACATCCCGGCGACGGCTACCGAGTTCACGTCAGCACAGTTGAACGCCCACCTGCCCCAACTCATTGAGGCTGTGTCCCCGCCAATCCGCACGATCATGGTTGCCGGTGCGAAGGAAGGCGCGGTAGAGGCGGAGGCGTTGGGGTCCACACCCGCCCCGCAGGCTGTTCGCGCGTTCACCGAGCGTTCGGCGCAGGCGGTCATGGACAACAATCTCCGCCTTGCCGGATCGGTGTCCAAGACGACGACCGAGAACATCAAGCGGGCGATTGCCGACGGCATGGAGCGTGGCGACAGCCGCGCCCAAATCTCCGCCTCGGTCCGGGAGCATCTTGTAGGCGAGGCCCCGTACCGATCGACACTCATCGCCCGCACCGAATCCCAGCGTGCCCAGAACTACGGCAAGTTGGAGGCGTGGAAAGAGCAGGGCGTGTGGGGAGTTCGGTGGGTGCTGGCCCCGGGCGCGTGCCCGTCGTGTGTCGCGTTTGTGGAGACGTTTGGGTACGAGCGGAAACTGGGCGAACCGTTCGCCGACATCGGCACCACGTTCTCGGTTCCGGGCCGTGACGATCCGATCGCGCTTGACTATGAGGCCGTGTACGCCCCGCCGCTGCATCCCGCGTGCCGGTGTTTCGTTCAACCCGTGATGCAGGAGCCCGCGAAGTGATCTACCGCCAAGAGACATTCACCGACGACTCCGGGGCGGTTGTGTTTGCCAAGACGCCCATCGAAGTCTCGGACCTGCCCGGCGCGGCTCCCCGCGTGTTGGGTGACACGGTGTACTTCGCCAACTTCGTATTCGCTTTCACCATCGACACGCCAAACGGCAAGCAGCAGATGCAGTCCACGGTGACCATGCCCATCGACGCGATGACCATTGAGGGGGCGTTTCTCGCCCTGCCAAAGACGGCGGAGAAGGCCAAGGAGAAGGCCGCATTGGACCTCCGCGCCAAGTTGGAATCGGCCCAGCGTCCGGCCCTTGTCGTTCCGGGCGCAAACGGCCATGCTCCGAATCTACGACTCTCGGGGGCTCGACCATGAATCCGATCGTTCGCGCCAAGATGAAGGCCCACCACATGCTCCGCGAAGACGCGGACGTGCGTGTGTTCCAGCCGGTAGGTAAGGAGTTGTCGGTTGACATCCCCAACCGGCTTATCAAGTTCGTGGCCACAACCGAGGACGTTGACTGTGATCGTCAGGTAGTCCGGGCGGCCGGGGCACGCACGGAGTACTTCTTCAAGAATCGTCGCATCTTCGTGGATCACGAGTACGACATTCGCTCCCACGTCGGCACGCTCCGGGCCGCGACCCCGTGGAACGGCACGCGACCGACTCAGTTCGGCGCGCCGGACCATAACTCGTGGTGGGTGAAGGTCTACATCCTCCCCCTGACCGGGAACCCGCTCGGGGACGACATCCTGACAATGGCGGCGAATGGCGGGGTGGGCACAAGCATCGGCTACGAGGCCGTTACCGAGCGCAAGACCACGCCGGAGGAGAAGGTCCGCTATGGCAAGGGCGGCGTTACGCCCACGTCGATCCTCTGGGATTGGGGATGGGTGGAGCAGACGATCACGGCCATGCCCTGCAACGTGAACGCCCAGAGCATCCCCGAGATTGACGGGGCGAAGGCGGGGATTATTGAAGGGCTGCTGACGAAGGGGCTCATCAAGCCCGAGTCGGCGAAACTGGTCGGGTTCCCGATCAAGCCCAAGCGGCGGATTATCTGTGTTGCTCCGGGAGTGGCGGCATGAATATCACGCCACAGGATCAAGACAACGAGAAAGCCGTCGCTGCCGTGGTCGGCACCCGATGGAAGTGCAAGGCCGTTCCATTCGGCACGTTCTGCCACATTGATTGGGGGTTTTGGCGGGACGGAACGATTTACGCCATTGGGGAGTTGAAGTGCCGAAAGATGCCATCCGCCAAGCATCCAACGGTGTTCCTGAGCCGGAATAAGTACACGCACCTTATGGCGGGCTCAAAGTGTTTGGGTATTCCGGCGTTCTACATCATCCAGTTCACAGACGGAATCCGGTACATCAACGTCGCCAAGGTGGACCCAACCAAGATAGAAGTGACCGGGCGGCGCGATCGCGGCTTGCCAACCGACATCGAGCCGATCATCCACGTCCCCATTTCCAACATGGAAGAGTTATGAGCAAGGAACCCCGATACGGAAAGGGCGACAGATACCGCCCGGTTGACGGCGCGAAGTACCGCGCCGAGTACGACCGCATCTTCGGCAAGCGCAAGCCTTCTCTCCGTCGCACTGTCACCCGCAAGGGGAAGTGACGGCTATACTTTCGCGGGCCGGATGTTCCGGCCCGACATTCACGGCTGCCGTCTCTACGGTGGCGTTCGACTTGCGGCGCGAAGTGGAAACACCCGCCCGCGCAAGTGCGCTAACCACCCTGACTGACGCGGACGCGGTTCTACACCGTCTCCCGTTTTTCAAGGGTGGAACATGACAATCAAGAGCAAGTCCGCGCTGCTGAAACTGCTGCGCGACGAATACGCCTACGACGGCGATGGCACGCAGGCCAGCGTCGAGGCGTTCCTGTCCGCGAACACCGAGATCGAACTTGTCGGCCCGGACGGCAAGGCGTTCGACATCAAGCCCCTGTTCGGCAAGTCCCGGATCACACTGGGCGAGCCGTCCAAGTTCGGCAATCCCGAAATCGAACCGCCCGAAGTCGGCGCGGGCGATGACGACACCGCCGACACCTCCGCCGGTCGCAAGGCTGGCAAGGCCAACGCCCGTATGGCCCGCGACGGCGACGGGTCCGGTAACGGCATGACCCCGAAGAACTGGGCCAACATGGCCCGGCGCAAGGCATACGACCGCAAGGCCAAGCGTGGCGAGGTCGTGTTCCCCGATGCCGACATCGCGGAAGCGTGGGGCGCGTTCGTGCGTCTCTCCCTCTCCGACTCGCCCCACTGCGGCGGGCAGGACCAGATCGCCAACTACAGCCAGAAGTCCAACGACCGGGCGATTCTCGGCAAGGCATCGGCCACCACGACGAACTCGGCGGGCGGCGCGTTGATCCCCGAGGACTTCCTGCCCGTCCTGATCGAACTCCGCGAGAAGTACGGCGTGTTCCCGGCCCTTGTCGGCACCACGCCCATGAGCAACGACCGTCTGCCGATGCCCCGCAACACCGGGGACGCGACGGTGTACTGGAACGGCGAATCGGTCGCGGCCACCGAGTCCGATGGCACGTTCGACAATCCCGCCCTGACCGCGAACAAGTTGCTGGGCCTCAGCCGGCACCCCTTCGAGATGATGAACGATTCGGCCCTGTCCATAGCGGACATCACGGCCCGTTCGTTCTCGCGTGAAGCGGCCCGCAAGATCGACGACGCCGGCTTCAACGGCGACGGCTCGCTCACCTACGGCGGGTTCCAAGGCGTTCGCACGGCCTTCAAGGGCCTGTCCGGCACCATCGCCAACATCGCGGGCCTTGTGGTGGCCAGCGGAAACACCTTCGACGAGTACGCGCCCACGGACTTCATGCAGGTCACGGGTCGTCTCCCCGAGTATGCCGACACCGGCGCGGCCTGTTGGGTCTGCCACAAGCAGCGGTACTGGTCGATCATCGAGCGGCTTGGCCGTGCGGTGGGCGGCGTGACGTACCACGAGTTCACCGGCGCGCCCACCTACATGCTCGCTGGCTACCCCGTCAAGTTCTCGCAGGTCATGCCTCGCGCGGACGCGAACTCGCAGGTTGACTTCCTCTTCGGCGACTTCTCGCTGGGGTGCAAGTACGGCGAGGTCCGCAACAGCATGGCCCTCGACACCAGCGATCAGCGGTATTTCGATCAGGATCAGGTTGCGATCCGCTACCGCCAGCGCGTTGCGGTTCTTGTTCACGACGTTGGCAACGCTTCCGCCACGGCGTCATCCCGCGTTCCCGGTCCGATCGTTGGCCTCATCTCCGCCGCGTCCTAAGCGGCTGAAAGGTTGGTTCTCCCATGATTGCTGCTCAGAACTGCAAGACGGTGTTCTGCGTTTTCCCGCAGGCCATCAAGGACAACACGGCGTGGGTCGGAACCACGGGCTCAACGCCCGTGGCCGTGGACTGCCTCGGCTTCCACTACGCCTGTTTCAACTGGGTCGTCGGCGCGACCGACATCGCTCAGGCATCGCTCATCGTGAACTCGGACGAGGACTCTGCCCTCGGCTCGGTCACGGCGATCTACACCTTCGGGGCTACGGGCAAGATGGCCCTCCCCACCTCCACCGACGACAACGGCCTGTGGAAGTTGTGGATCGATCTCCGCAAGGTCGAACGCTACCTCTGCGTCACGGCGGTTGCCGGTGACGGCGCGGCCGGTGCGTATGCGTGCGGCTGGTTCGACCTCTGGCGTGGCGACATCGCTCCGACCTCTGCGACTCAGCACGGGCTGGTTGCTCAGGACTACATCTAAACCTTCTTCTCCTCCGTCCGTGTGCCGCGAAATGCGGCGCACGGATTTTCACACTCACGAGGGCATGACCAATGGGCACCGTCGCTTTGCCAGTACAGGCCAACACCGGCTTCACCGATCCGATCGTGTCTCTGGCATCGGCCCGTGGCTCGTGGGTCACTGTGCATGCCAACGCGAGCGCGACGGCGCAGACGGCGGCGGAACTCATCCGCCCCGGCAGCGTGTCGTCGTCCAACGTTGTGCCGATCAAGTTGGGGCCGGGAGTGACACGGGCTCTGTTCCGGTGTCGCTACGGCGCGGCGGGGACCGTGACGACTTCTCCGACCATCCGAATCTTCGCGGCCTACGGCAAAGACCTGATCCCCTCCACCACGATCCCCGACGACGGAACGCTTCGGTTTGTGATTCTTGCGTCGGCGCAGGCTGTTTCGTGTGTTGCGGCCACGGACGTTCGGGATACGACGTGCTCCTACTCCGTTCCTCTGTCGCTCTCGGGCACGGACCTACTCGGGGCGGACTACCTGATCGTGTTCGTGGAGGTCGCCGCGAGCATCACCGGCGCAACGCCCATCATCGAGGCCCTCCTGTTGAACTGAGCATGGAGGTTCCGTGGCGATTATCACCGCATCCCAGTGGAAAACGTATAAGGGAACGTCCGCAACGACGTGGGATGCCCAACTGGCGGTCGTGATTCCGGCGGCGCAGGCCGTGGCCGAGCGGTACTGCAACCGTCTCTTTGATACAGCCACCTACACCGAACTCCACGACGGGGACGGTACGGACACGCTCATCCTGAAGAATGGGCCGATTACCAGCATTACAAGCATCAAGGTTGTGGATGCGGCGGGCACGGTCCTGTCCACGTACGACAGCACGGCCTACGTGCCGGACCTCCGCACGGGCATTGTGAAGTTGTACGACAGCCGGTATGGTCGGCTTGTTCACGACGAGTTCGGGATTCTCCAGAACACCCAATGGGGCAATCAGCCGTATTGGCCGCGCGGTTTCCAGAACATTCAGGCGATCTACGTCGGCGGCTACTCGTCTATGCCCGCCGACCTGCAACTGGCGATGTACCAGTACGTCGATGCGATCCTGTCTCAGTCGCTCATCTCGGTCGGGCAGAACGCATTTACGTCCGAGCGGCTTGGGAACTACCAGTACGCACTGGCCAACGCTTCCGAGCAGTTTGCCCGGTTCGCGTCCCTGTTCGCGCCGTGGCGCAGGCTGGTGGCCGCATGAGTCTGGCGTCCATGCTCAACAGGACTTGCACGATCACCCGTGAGGTGCTGACTCAGGATTCGGTCACGGGGGAGATTGTCCGCACGTTCTCCAACACGGTTGCCGCCGGTGCTGCGTGCGCCGTGCAGGTGCTATCGGCGGAGCGTGCGGGAACACAGCCGGAGGCGGGAGAGACGTACTACGACGTTTACTTTGCCTATGGGCAGGACGTTGGGGTGGGCGATCGTCTCACGGCGATTGCCGGACTCACGAACTTCTCGCTGGAGGTGCGGAGCGATCCCAGCGACGACGCCGGGCGTGGCACGTATTCCCGTGTGCGATGCCTGCACAAGACGGGCGGTGCGACATGAGCCAGACGACATGGAACACCGACAAGATCATGGCCCACATTGTCAAGGCCGCAAATGATGCGTGCTACGCGGCGGCTCAGAAGGGTGCAGAGGCGACCGAAAAGACGATCATGGGTGGGCCTCGGTGGACTTCCTCGCGCCCCGGCCAGCCGCCCAACTTCCAGCGGGGCACGCTGGCGGGTTCGATTCACTTCGTCCACCCCGACGCGATGGGCACGCCATTGACGGCCACGGTGGGCACGGCGGAGAAGCACGGGCTGTACATGGAGAAGGGCGCGTATGTCCGCGCCAAGCGGGGGAAGTACCTCCCGGTTCCGGTGAATCTGGAAGCCAAGCAACTGATGAACAAACTGGACGGGCGGAGCCTTCGGGCATCCGGCGTGAACCTTGTGATTGAGAAATCCAAGGGCGGGGCGTTGTTGCTGGTGGAAAAGACGAAGGGCGGGAAGGAAAAGGCGACGGGTGGCGCGGTGTTTATCCTGAAGGTGGCCGTTCGCATCCTGCCCCGTCCGTGGCTCAGGCCCGGAATGCTGGGCGCGGCCTCTCAGATGCGGGCGGCGTTTGACGCGACCTTCGCGCGGGAGGTTGCGTTCTAATGGGCCTCTACTACCCGGCACTTCTCTACGCGATCAAGACGCGGCTGCAAGCCGATAGCACGCTTGTTGGCTACATGGGCGGTGCGACCACGCCGGAAAAGACGCTCAACATCGTAACGACGTTCCCGCGTCCGGCGGTTGATCCGCGCGGGACGACGTATCCGTACGTGGCTATCTGGCCGGTGTCGGACACGATCGACGACTCATTCATGGGCCGCAAGGTTGAGGTCATGTTCGAGGTGCATCTGTACGTGGAGGGTTCACCGCAGACGGCGGACCCGACGCTGTTGAAGATGACCAAACTGCATGAGCGGGTGATTGGGGATTGGCCAAGCCATTCCAACCGGACGCCCGCGTACGGACTCGATCGGTGGTTCCCGGACTTCACGGGCAACTCTGGCGACGCGGTGACTTCCTACGTGCCGGACATGGTTGTGTACCGGGGTTTTCAGGACTTGACGGACCCGATGGGGGACCGGCGGGAGTGGGTGTTGACGTTCGCAACGACGCTGCAACTTGTGGCGGCATGAAAGGGCTGGTGGATCATGGCGACGAGATGGACAAAGGGAGAGGAAGGGGCCTTGACCTCTTGGGGTTCGGCGAACATCAACGCCACGATCCTCTCGGGGATGATCACCAACTCCTGCACGCTGTTCGTCGGATCGGATACTCAGGACGTAACGGGCCTTGGCGCACACGCGGCGGTGAACATCCCCGGCCTGAAGACGTGGCGTGTGGACTTCCGGGGCTTTGCCGGTTCGTCGGCGTACATCGGCAACAACGGCGCGATCACCTACAGCGCGGGCGGGTACGCCCTGCACGTTCCCGAGTTCACTTGGAACGCGAGTACCCCGGCGGTGCATGACATCACGGAGTTCAACAGCGGCAGCCCCCCGGAGTGGCGAACGTACATGCCGGACATCTTCCAGAACTCGGCGCGGTACGTCGCGGGCATCGACGCGGACACGGCCATTGTGTTCCCGCCCGCGCCGGGTGCCGCTCTGCCCACGTTCACAATGACGTACAAGAGCGGGGCGACTCTGGCGATGACCGGCCTGATTCAGCGGGTCGGCCCGGCAATCGTTCGCGGGCAGAAGAACATGGCCACGTACGACGTTCTCGGATCGGGAACGACTACGGCGGTCGGTGGGGTGTTCGGCTCCCATACGTTCGGCGGCACGCTCAACGGCGATCCGTTGTGGAGCGCGGGCGGGTCGGCAACCGGCGCAATCGTGGTGACCGCCGCAAGCGGTCGGACGTACTCGGGCACGGACTCATTCTGGACCTCGCTGCAACTCCAATGCACGGTTGGCGGCGCGGTCATGGTCAGCGGGTCGATTCAGGGGTGCGGCACTTTGACGGCGGCGTAAGCACATGGCGCAATCTGGCGGTCCAGAGAAGGTCGGTGCGGTGTCGTTCGACGTGAACGCGAACCTTGCCCCTGCGCAGAAGAGTCTGGAGGACATCAAGACCGAGGCGGGGAAGAAGGGTGAGGAGGCGGGCAAGGCATTTTCGGAGGGCGTGGCCAAGGGCGCGAAGGCTGGGGCAGAGGCCACGAAGTTCACGGGCGAAGGCTCGGATGTGTTTGTCGGCCCCGCACGGCCCACGGGCAAGGATGAGGCGGCACGGCAGTGGGCGTTGACGCAGGAGCAGGCTGCGGCTGGTGGTTCGGTCGGCGGACACGGTGGAGGAGCGGAGGCCGATGCGGCGGCTGGTGGCGGGATCGGTCCACAGGCTACCGCGTTGGCGATGGTTGCAGCGGCCCGCGTGCTGACGGCGGCAGTAGAGAAGGCGGCGGCAATCGGGTACGAAATCGGCAAGACGATCGGCGATGGGCTAGCGGACACCCGCAAGCAAATGCTGGAGTTGGATCAGGCTTTGCGGGCTAACGCGGCGTCGCTGGGAACGTCACAGAGCCAGCGGGATGCGCACTACGCCCAGATCACGGCGGGAAATCCAAACATTGGCACCGCAGCAAACGATCGTACTAAGTTTCTGGAAAGCGAAAACGTGCGGCTAGAGGCCGAACTCATCAAGGAAAAGCAGCACGTCAATGAGACGAAGCAGAACGTCGCCGAGTACGCGGTATCTAAGTACAACATCTCTGCTATCGAGCGTGAGATTGCCGAGAACAAAGACGCGATGGACAGCCGGGGCGGTTCTCGTCGGCAAGCAAGCGAAGTGGGGGCAAGGCAGCGGAGAGAGGGAACATTTGGCGGACGCTTGATGGAGGGGGGCGTAGCCGATCCAAATCAGCCAATCGGAATCGGTGCGCCTCTGGGGGTTGCCGATGCCGCCGCCGTTGACGATTGGATACGCAACAACCGTGAGCAAGCCAAGGCCGCCGCCGAGTGGCAGCAGAAAAGTTGGATGCAGCGACAGGAACAGATCACGGAAATGCGTCGAGGGAATCTCAACCGGAAGGTCGATCAGTAAGTGCCATTCGTCGAAACCACAACATCGCAGCAGGATGGGTCATACGACTCGGACGGCTATTACTCGATGACCCGCACCTTCAAGGTGTGGCAGGTGTCGCCGGTCGCGTTTCTCGCAGACCCCACGACGGTCGCACACCGCGATGCGTACGCAACTCCGCCGGTAGCGGACAAGATGCCTCAGTGGGGTTCGGAGATTACCGCCGTCTCTGGTCCAAACCCGATTCTTGCTCCGAGCGGGGAGCGCGTTGGCATCGCCCTGAGCGTCACCCTTTACAAGTGGACGCTGCAGCCGGTGTCGGCGGTCCTATTCATTGCCATTGCGCACTACTCAAACGATCCGCGAATCGCCCCGATCGGCTCCACCTACGCCCAGCACTCGCAGTATCAGATCGTGGACATCCCCATCGTCCGCAAGATGTTCATCCTCTCGACGGGATCATCAACGCAAAACTCCCCGTTTGCATGGGTGGAAAGCACCGTCCCCGCGTATCGCCCGATTCGGCGAATCTCTCAGACCGTGTGTATCCGAAGGGGGTTGCGAAAGAGTGTGGAGCAGGTGGTCGATCAGAACGCCGGGAAGATTGTGCAGTTACGGAACCTTCCCGGATACGTTCGGTTCGAGGGTGCGGACATGCGATCGCGCGGGGCGCAGTGGTTGGATGTGACGTACAACTTCACGCAGGAAATACTCGTCAAGGAGTTCGCCGACCTGATTTCGCCCGATGAGAACCATCGGAATCAGTTGGCACAGGCGAGGGAGTCATATCTGTTTCCTCCGGGGGCTCGGTACGCATCAAGCCAAACGGCGGGTGAGGTGTTTTTCCTTCCTGCCTACCACACGGTCGAACTGATCTATCTGTTGCCGGGCAACAACGCCGATCCGCAACCGATGTGGATTTACCGATTGAAGGGCGCATTTCCTGAGCCGGGACAATATCTGTCGCTGCCGGGCGAGGCGTGGTTTGAATGGAACGTCACACTATGACCACGATTTCCGAATCTGGTGCATACGGCTTGATCGGTCCATCGCCGGGCCTGTGTTTGTGCATGATCGTCGGTCGGCACAACGCCGATCCGATCAGTGGGTATCCGTCAGACGTGAACTACGCGGCGGCGTTTACATACGACATCAGCGTACAGACTCCAAGCGGTCCTCCGGTGTCGTTCAACGGCGTTGTTCCGGGCATTGAGCGGTGGCCGCGTCCGTGGCTTGTCAAGGCGTTTGCTTTGGCGAGCAGCAACGAAGAGACGGGCATGCTCAATGAACTACTGCCCGGCGCGGTCATGGGTGGGCGGTTCTACTTGCTTGTCCGTGAAGAACGCTGGGCAGCCCCGTGCGGCTGGACACCGGCTCCGTCAACTCCGAACCCGAGCGGTGATTTTCCCGCGCCGCCCCCACTGCGTGTTCCGCCGCTGCCCGGCATCATCCCCACCACGCCGCCCTACCCCGGAGCCAATCCATGAGTTACGACAGCCACAAGTTGATGGCTGCGGCTGCTGCTCCTAGCACGGCTATCGCAGTAAAGAACACAACGAACACGCCTACAGCAGTGTTGACTCGGCCCGCGTGGTCTTTCGCCAGCGATCGATCGATCGTCTTTTCGAGGTGCGATGGCTTCATACCCAAACCCTACCCCACTCCCGCCCTTCACACAAGACGACCGGAGGCCAAACCTCATGCCTAACACCTCCCAAAAAGGCCTGCACCATGCCTGAAGACGTGCTGTACACCGGCCCGCGACTGTTGGCCCAGCCCGGCGGGATGCTGTTGCCCAACCAGACCGGGCGCATGTTCACGGGAACGCGCGGTCCCGCGTCGGCGGAGTGCAAGATCAACCTCAACTACCTTGGCGAGCGTTTGGTGTTCCGATCCGCCGGGTACGACACGGTGGCATTCTCGCTGTTCCACGTCGGCACGGGCGACCTTGTGGCCGCGACGTTGACGCACCGGGTGAGTGTTGACGGGATCAACTGGGATAGCACGCAGTTCACGGGGAACAACATCGTGACGGCGGCGGGTGCGCAATCGGCCAATGGCGGGATCGTGAACGTGCAGGGGTGGCCGTGGATTTGCTTGGAGGTGACGAGCGCGGCCGCGTCGGCGAAGTGGGTTCGGATCACCTGCAACGCGAAGGTCAACTCGTCGGGGGTGGTCTAATGAGCAGCATGCCCTCCAAGTTCAACCCGCTCGGACGGCAGCAGGTACCGCCGATCATCAACGCGGTTGTCGCTGTTGGCCCGTACTCAACTGGAGCGGGGCTTGGATACGAGCCGGACGACTCAGTGACCGTTGTCAACGTGGACACCAGCGGAACCTCCACGCTCACGATCACGCTCCCGTCTACCGCCAACGTGCCAGACGGTCGCCGCGTGCTGATTCAAGACACGGGCGGCAATGCCGCCGCCAAGAACATCACCGTCAACTCCGGCGGCGGCACCATCCACGGCACCACCACGATCAGCACGAACTACGGCTGCCTCGAATACCAGAGCAACGGAACCGACTGGTACCTGTGCAACAGCGTGACATCTGGCACGCCACCGGCGGGAAGCGACACGCAAGTCCAGATCAACTCCTCGGGGGCTTTCGGATCATCGGCCAACTTCACATACGACTCCTCCGACAACTTTGTTGCTGGCGATGCTGGCACGGCCCAGTTGAATGTCAGCGGCACGAACAGGCGAATCCACCTGAACGCGAGTTTGCCGGTCATCGGCGACACCAGCGGCACGTTCTTCATCTACAACCCAAACACCTCCACGTACTGGTCATACACGCCAAACGTCCTTGGCGCGTTGATTCCCACCGACACCGGGAGCGGATCGCTTCCAACATAATCACCGAAAGGACTCGTCACCATGTCCATCATCCCCCTGCCTCCCGGCACAACCGACCTCGCCTCCCTCGCTTCGCTCGACTCCAACACCCTGCTCGTGCAGGTTGGTAACCAGACCGTCACCGGCACGCTCGGACAGTCCGGGCTTGCGAACGGCATCGACATCGTGAGTGTGCTGCCCGGCTCGTCCGTGTCGTTTTCCAGTGCCAGCGGCGGGGCACTTGTGGCCACCATCCTGACCACCATCAAGCATCAGGGCTCTGGTGGTGTGTTCAAGTACCAGCCCGCGACGACTACGGGTGTGACTTGCCCGCGAATCCAGAACATCGGCGGGGCTCAGTTCTCCCTTGTCAGTGGCCCGGCGAATCCCGTGGTGCGGGTGGAGCAGGGCGGTTCTGGGCGGATCGACATCGACGACTCTACCGAGGTGACTTCGTTCTACATCTGCTCAGGATCGGCTGACATCCTGTACCGATCCGAGGTCATCACAACGCTGGTTGCCTCCGGCGGTTCCTTGACCATTGCCCGGCCCGTGACGACCATGCACGTTGGCGGATCGGCGAGCGTGTTCGTTGGCCGATCCGACGGCGTGACCTCCAGCCTGCCCACGGCGACAACGGTGAACTGCTACGGCGGTCGCCTGACGTGGCAGGGCGGGAACATCACCACGCTCAATCTGTACGGCGGCACGGTCGATTTCTCGAACGTCCCGCTGGCCATGACGATCGGCACGCTCAATGGAATGTGGAACTCCGTGGCGGCATCTCGGCTGAAGTCGTCGGGATCGACCAATCTTGTCACGATCACCACGAAAAACATCTTTGGCGGACCCATCGACGACATCGCGCAGTAACGCATGCCCGAGCATCTCGTTTCAATCGCGGACGCACAAGGCCGCTTGCGGCTCGCCACAAGCGAGGACGGCAAGCGGCTGCTTACGTCCGATGGGTGCGATCGGTGTTGTGGGCCGGGTGGTGAGTGTGCCACCATCCGCCGGTACAACCGCTGTGCCCCGCTTCCATCGACAGACGGATGCCAGAGCCCGCCCGATCACCTCTGGCTCTGCGACAAGACGGACCTCGCCCAGACGGTGAAGTATGGGAACTCGTGCTACACCCGCACGGATACGACGCTCCCAACGGCAAGCCTCCCGCCGGGCGATGTGCTTGCCGTCATCCCAGATTCGGTGACGGTGACAGGGTGCGCGGACCCGCTCTGTACCGAGTGTTTGCAGTACTACAAAGCCGAACCATGCCCCGGTCAAGACACCACGGGCAGGCCGGGCGTGTACTTCCTTGTGCAAGACGTGCCAACGCCCGCTCCGGGAGAGGATTGCTGGGGTACGTCCATCGGGGGCATCTGCTACTCGGTCAAGCCGGGGCCGATGTACAGCCGACCAGCGGTGGAGGCGGCGGGCGGATACATCGCTACCCCCAGCGATGGGCCATTCCCCAACTTCAAGTGCTGTACCTGCATCCCCGCGTGTGGCACAACCATCGTCCCTACGTTCTCGGATTGCGGGCTCGGCGAACGAACCATCAACCTCGAATGTTGCTGCTCGGATGAGTACGTGGCGACGGTCCAGATTCGGGCGGTGGCCACCACGATCATCGTGGGCGCGGTCACGATCACCGACAGGCAGGGGTTTGAGCCCCAGACGTTCCAACAGGGGACGGGCATGCCACCGGCGGTGCTGACGTGGTTCCAGATCACGACGACGACGCCGGGCGGAACGACTGTGAATCAGTCCGAGCAGCGGGCCGCGCCCACGGTTCCCGTCTGCCCGCCCGCTGCTCTGGGCGCGCCGGGCAACCTCAACAGCATCGACCTCACAGGGTTCTTCGCGGCCAATGGCGCGCCCCTCCGATGCCCGTACGGTGGCCCGTTTTCGGTGACGAACCCGGACGGCTCGCGGGATGAGGTGGTCCGCGCCGACACCTACCTCACCTGCAACACCTTCACGCTGGATTATCTGTACCGGCGATGGGAACCAAGCCAGCCCGGAACCCCCCGTGTGGAGGTGGTGATTCGGCTGGACATTCGCGTGCGGCATACGGGACGGTGCGGGGGAGGGTGCGGGCAAGCCACTGGACAGGCCGTAGACGGGGCAGGCGCGATTCTGTCGCGTGCCGTGGGCTTGGCCGTCCCCCGCGATCAGTGGCCGCTGTGGGCACGCCTCGCGTCGGCGTTGGCAAAGGACGGGGACAAGGGAATCGGGGACACCATCGCTCGGACAATCGGGCCGGTCGGCGGGGATGCCTTCAAAGCGTGGTATCAGAAGGTGGTGGGGCAGGATTGTGGGTGCGGGGACCGGGCGGCGTGGCTGTCGGCGCGGTTTCCATACGCGCCCTGATTCGGCCACGCTCGCGGGCCAACTCTTCCTCTGCCCTGAGCCGCGCCATTCGTTCTTTGTGATACGCCATAAAGGACGCCACCACAACGCCGAGTGCGGAAACCGCCCAAGGAATCCATGACATTATTGCTTCTCCTTCTGCTGGGGCTTGGGTCGTTTCGGCTCACACTCGGAATCGAACGGTGTCACATCCTTGCCGTCGATGAACTGCCGAACGAGCGGCTTGAGGGGACCGCCGTTGATATTGAGCGGAGGATTCTGTGGCTTGTCCAAGTCCCCCGCCGTGTCGAGGGCTTTGTATGCATCCTGCATCTGGAACCACGGGCATCCTTCCGTCGTGTGCCAACAGAGGTCTTGCCCGCAAACGATGCAGCACGATCCTTGTTCGCCCGGATACTTGTTCCGCATCTTTCCAACCGCCTCCACCAGTGCGAGCAGGCGGGTGAGTTGGGCGGCGATGGCATAGTGCTTTGCACCAGCCTTGGGGGCGTTCTGGCCGTAGAGCATCTCGCCATCCGATCGCTCATGGTCGATTCGTTCCCTGATGGTCATGTCCCGCTCCTCTCCCCCAGAATCTCCCCCTTGACCAATCGTACCAGCGATTCGGTGGCATCGCACTTCGCGTCTTGGCACTCCACAAGCCACCTCGCCACAACCGCTATCGCCCGCTGCTCGGCGAGGCGTTCGATGCTGCCGGGCGTGTGGGTGCTTTGCAGGCAGGCGTGGATTTTCTGCAACGCGGATTCCTGCGACAGCCGCACCCACTCCCGAGAACAGCCCATGACGCGGGCCGTCTCGGTGAGCGTCTTTCCTTCCTTTCCCTTGGCGCGGAGGGGCTTCGGGCACTCGTCGTGGCGGCGGGCAATCATCCGTTAGACCTCCGATCAAGTGCCTGCGCCATCCATTCGCACTGGGTTTCCGCACTGATGCCCTTGCCACCGAGCCCGTCGTCACACCACACCATCGGCGTTGCTCCGAACTGATCGCACAGATCAAGGGCCGCGTCTGTGAAGTCGCGGTCCAAGGTGTCAATCCACGGGCACGCGCCCGAGTTGACCCCGCCAAGGAACGCCGCGAGTTTGGTGGCGACGAACGGGTTGTTCGTTCCGTCCTGCCTGACGCTGTAGAACTCCTGACTGCCTTTGTACCGCGTGGACACGGGCAGCACAGGAACACGCACGCCGTCGCCGTTGACCGCGTAGGACTTGGCCCTCCCTATCGCGGTGAACTCGATGACCACCGACGACGGGCGAAGGTTGGCGAAGTTGAGGATGCTGCTGACGGTGGCGATGCGGAGGCGGTCGAACTGCTCCTGCGAGACGTTCGCGGGCTTGGGGGTCTGCGGCTCGATGTCAACGTGGACCACATCGGGAGGAACACCGTCGCCCTGCCAGATGGCAGCAGCGTACTTGACCCGCTGGGCATCGCGGGCGTGCGGCATGATTCCGGCAGCAACACCCGCGTCGTAGTCCGCTTGTGTGCACCCGATCAGCACGCCGTTTGAGTCGCGGCGGTCTACATCGAATCCCTGAACGCCAACGAACCCGAGCGACACAGCGCGGGGCATGGTGGGGAACTGGAGCCAATGGTCGATGCAGTCGTACGCCGATCGCGCGGTGTTGGCCCACGGCTCGCACGCGAGGCGCGTCATCCCCACCGCCTTCCTCTCTCTCACCGCTATGGAACGCAAGGCCACGGCGGGGTCGTTG